ATAAAGCTCTGTGCCAATGGCTACTGGCTTACCTGCGGCATTGTAGAAGGTGGCTGACTTGTCAACAAAACCCTTCTTTCTAACCATTAGAAGAGCCAAGTCTTCGCCATTCTCGGAGTCGCTGTATTTAATGACCTTGGCTTCCATTTTAATTTCGCCAACTCGACGACCATTCTCAACTAGCTCCTGAACAATTTGAGCGTCCTTGAACTCAACAACCGTTTGAGGCTTGCCGTCTTTGATGACGACCCTAACCGATCTAAGGCTATCTATAACGTGGGCCGCAGTCCAAACAAAGTTAACCTTCTGCTTGACGCTTGGGGAAGTTTCGACCTCCCGCGTTACAATGACGCCGGAGCCTTCTCCCCCTGCCGCCTTCACAGTAACGGACACATCTTGCAGATGCTGATAAAGATCTTTGTCCGCACCTAAAAGGGTAGAGCCCATAACAGCAAGGGTAACAAAAATAGCAGTGATATTTTTCATAGTAATTTACCTTTCAATTCCAACCATAGAAAAAATTTCCGATTCAAACTTAGCGTACTCCTCGGGGTTGTCTTCCAGATATTTTGCTAAATTATTTTTGCCCTGCATCTTCTCATCGTTTGGCAACTTAAACCATGCCCCACTTTTTTCTACAAGGCCAAAATCTACCAGCAAATCTGCCAACTCCATCTCTTTCCATATACCTCGCCCATATTTAATGTGACTTGCAACCTTTTGGCCGGGAGCCCCAATGGCAGAGGTGACAACCTGCCAATTAACCGTTTGTCCTATCTGGGTGTCACCTTGCATTATCGGCTGAGCGTGCGTTGCGTGCAGTTTAACGTCTACTTGATATTTTAATGCACTCCCAGACTTTTCTACCTTCTTTTTACCCCTTCCAAAAGAAGAAACGTTGGCCATGAGATGCGTTATCCCAACGACAGTGACTTTGTTGATTGGAAGAACATTCGAGATTCTCCTGCAAAACTTAGCCAGCACCTTCTGGACGCTCATTACTTGAGTGTCTGTAAGATCCCCCGTAAGTTCAGACTCGCTTGAGAGGGCAGAGAAAGAGTCCACGACACATATGCAGTCTGGCTGTGTGTGAATTAAGTTGTCGAAGATCCCTAGATATTGTTCCGCACATAAAATATTACCTTGGGTAGACCCAATGATCTCCAATTCTTCTGGGTCTATCTTTAGATCAATAATGCCTTCTAGGTCTCTCTTTCTTAGTCGCCCTTCTATATTCCCATAGTATACCTTCCTTTTAAGGGCTTGTGAGTTTGCACAAAAGGCGAGTGCCGTTACGGTTTTGCCAACTTTCTCTGGCCCCGTCATAATGAAAAGAGACCCTTCGGGCACACCGCCTCCGAGAGCAATATCTATTTTGGGACTAACTGGTATGACAGCAAGTTCTACGTCTGTTATATAGGACGGATCGTGAAGAACTTCGCCGTATTCCTTAATGATGTCCTTGGTCATTTTCTAAGTCCTGTAGCTTTGATACGATTGATTTTTTATTGTTGTTGCTAGCAAAGCTTTCTTTGCTATCAAAGTCGTAAGATAAGTCCTCTTTGGCTACCTTTCGACATGCCTCTTGTTTGGCATGATGCTCCTCGATTACAGATTTCAGAACGGGAGACCTAAGAGAGTATGTTTTATAGCACCTGTTATCTTTTAGGGCTGCTATAACTGCTTCCTCCCCATACTTCTTAACGAGGGAGGATGCAAGAGTAATTTGATATCTGTAAAAGCTATTCCATTCCTTTAAATCCCAGAATTTGATAGGCAACTCTTTTTTATCATAAGACGCTTTTTTCTCGCATATAAGCTCTGTTATGTATTGTTGTCCAGAAACCCATCCGTTTGGAGAATACCGAGACGGATACTTGCTTTTGTCAGATCTTTGCTTGGCCATTGCTCACTTGTTATCATAGATTTTGTGTATACAGTCATTCCTCTGAGGAGGAGACGTTCTATCTTGTCTAGTGTCATCAATTTTCATCGATGCGTGTTGGGTCATAATCGAAACCCCCTCATTGCCACTTTCGGTTTTATTAATAAAGAGTTGGTCTCGCTCTCGTTGTTTGGCGATTTTCTCTAACTCCTTCTCAATAACACTGACGGGCCTGTCTAGCTGCTTAGACATGTCTTCTGCGGAACAATTTTCATCTAGCATTCCCTTAATGCACGCCAATTCCGAATCTGATAGTTTTCCCTTTTTCATTTTAGGTCTCCCTTTCTGCGTTGTTGAAGTATGACAGGTTCTTTGTTCTTAAAAAATCTAGATAGAAATCAAAGACTTTTTTATCCACTGACTGTAGCATCCATCTTGGCTTCCCGGCATGCTTAAGCTCTTGCGAGGAAGTGCCTTCGCTATAGAGGCCAATGGGATTGAAAAGCCTTCCATAAGTTCCCAGCTTTGCGTAATAGGTTTCTTTTTCGTCAATGCAAACCTTAAGAGCATACGCCTTCTCATTTTCTTGAGCTTCCTCCATCCCAATTGAAAGACATGGATAGCCGCCATTGTTTAGATAGTCCTCGTCCCCTTTCATTGTGTAGACCGTTTCTTCTCTTGTAGACTCCGGCACGTTCTTATCTTGGTCGATGATATGTACGAATTCATCGGGGGTAAACATCTTGCGTCCCGCATGATCATAGGATTCATTTGTCATTTTTTCTCCTTTTCCGTGATTTATTTGCGCCCCTTTTCTTCTTTGGAGCTTTGACCCAAGAAGTTTGTTCGGGGGGCTTCTCTATTCTACTCATGCCCTCTGGCAAGTCCTGTGTTTGAGTTTTTTGTGTCTTACTGTCCTCCAGCATGTCCTCTACTTTATACTTCCCGTATATCTTTGATTGTTTCTCGGCATAGTGTTTCAAAGTTTTACACTCTGAGAGCGATCTAGAAACTGATCCCTGCACGTTGTCGAATGAGAAGTCCCTGCTCGCCTTTCTCTTGCATTCCGGGCATCGGAAATATTTCCTGCTGGAAAACTCCGACATGGAACAAGTTATTGAAAAGTTTATGAGGCACTTATCACACACAAAAATGTATTCCGGCATCTCCAATCCCCTGACTAATTATACCCTAAATTACCCTCCATCAGATCGCGGAATCATATTAGGGTGGGTTCCTTCTGTCATCCATCTAATAAGCTCCTCATCCGTTACCATCTTATCCCTGTATCCCTCCGAAGCCTTTAGTTCGTCCTGAGTTTCTTGTCTCTTTTTTTTCTTTTGCCTTTCTTTTTCCATAGCTATCTCCGTCTCTAAGTCATCAAATAGGACAATAATAAAATCTGACCTATTGTAATACACATCGTAGCTATCAATCCTATTTTTTCATTTATTTTAATCCATTCCCCTAGAATAAAAATAACTAGGAATGTTCCTATAAACTTTACGGCGATGAACAGTGAGACATCCCCCGAATCCATTGATATGAGCCATAGCCCTATAGGATTCTCCTCTATCAGGCGTATGACCTCTCTGTTTTTACTTAGAAGGTAGGTGTCAACTCCCGAAATTATCACGATAATTGTGAACATGAACAGTGCCGCCAGTTCTACAAGTCCGCGATATTTTTTCATAGTTTAATCTCTATACGCACCTTGAATATCCGCACTGTAAGCAAAGCACGCAACCCTCTTGTCGTACAAGAGACGCACGCTCGCAGTCAGGGCAGTCGCCTTCCTCTTTAGCTCCATCCGGTATGTACTTCTTAAGGGCACGGGCCATGCTTTTGGCAAATGTAGTCATGTCTCCCTTCACTTTCTCCAACTGTTGCACTATGCACTGTATATCAGCGCCGTGTCGCAATGCCGTGGAAGTCATCCTTGTTAGGGCGTCCTCTTCTTCCGTACAGGTGGCATTGATTGGGGATAGTTCAAGCCCGTTGTCAAGGATGGCCTTGTAGACTCCCTTGGGGCGGCTGAACTTTACGATGGTTCCTTCTCGTACAGTCTTCTCTATGAACCCATTTTTCCCTGCGAAAATCTCATAAGGATCATTCTCGTATACGCCGACCAGTACAAAATATGGCTCTCCCTTCACGGTTATATGATGCACGTTACATGGAAGTTCCCTAGGCCGTTCTGGAGAGTCTGTTTTCATAATCTTATTTTGGGAAGACCCTTTGGACAAAACAGAGGCCATTGTGCCAGACCTGTACGTGGTGAAGCCCTTTATCCCATTCTTCCATGCCTTCTTGTATACGGACTTAAAGTCTTCACAAGAGTATTCGTTGGGAACGTTAATAGTTTTACTTATTGCGGAATCTACCCACCTAGCAAAAATAGCCATAGTGTCTATATGTGCATCCACCTTCAAGTTTTCTGAAGTGCTTGCCCACTGTGCGTCTGGGTTCCACTTCTTAGACTCCTTGAGGTAGGAAACGGAGTAGTCCTCTATCCATTCCTCTTTTAGGAGGCCTCGCGTGCGGTCAATTTTCCAAACCTTGCCTCCATATTCACATATGAGCAAGTGTTCGTCACCCTCCTTTGCCCATGACCACTGGCTGTCAGGGCCCGCGTCTTCGATGTCGTACTTTTTATTAGACCAGTCAATATTCGTGGGAATACTCATGCCATGGGGTGCGTGAGGCTGAATGGAAGTTCTAACGTAGCCGTGCATGAACAGAGGCTCTAGGCCTCCACTTACCAGATTCGCAAAAACAGAACTGTTCCCGGTAGGCTGTGTGGATGTAACATGAGAGTTTCTCATACCGGAAGAAATGATAAGCTGGGTATCTTTATCAAGTTTTTGAACGAACTTGCTTTTCATATACTTGTCCTTGTCGAAAAGAGGGAAAGGCCCTTTTTCTACAGCAAGCATGGCGGAAGCTATGTATGCTTCATTTGTAAAGAATCTCATCAAGTCTTCTGTAAGCTCTAGCGCTTTTTTACTACCATATTTAATCTTAGCCATCATTAATGCCGACCCATATCCAAGAACGCCGAGACCTATCCTTCTCTTGGACTCAAGCTCTTTTTTTTGTGACTGGAGGGGGACATAGGTTTTATCATTGACGTTATCCATGAACCTTATGGCTATATTAATAATTTCTCGGAGGTCGTCATATCTCCAGTTCTTTTCTTCAGGATCGATAAACTTAACAAGATTAATAGAACCCAATAAGCAAGTTCCCCCGATGGGTAGCACTTGCTCTCCGCAGGGGTTGGTGGCATTGATATGCTCGCAATAATAAAGATTGTTCATATGATTCATGTGATCTACAAATAAGACGCCGGGCTCGTTCCGGTTATATGTGTTGTTCATGATAAGATCCCATAGTTCGACAGCCGATTCGAACTCATGATGCA